AGAGGAGGAGAAGCTTTCGCCCCAAATTTTGAGACGCTTTTTGGATATGATTTTTTGGGGTGGAGTGAAGCTCTAGAGGCGATAGGTTCTGATATAAACATAACTCCAATTCTTGAATCTACAAATTTTGGATTAGTTTCATTTTATGAGACTAATACAGGCGTTCCTGTAACTGTTAGTGTGCTACCAGATGACCTGACTTCTTATACCTATCAATGGTATAATAATGGTTTTTCAATACCTCCTGCCTACGGAGGTGCTGACTCTAGTTATACAATCCCAGGGAGCGTTAACAGTGATGGTAGTTGGTCAGTAGAGGTGTCGTATATGAATCATACTGAGACTGCGAATTTTGAGTATCGGGTTTTTGTGGACGTCGATTCAGATGGATACTCGGATTACCGAGAATTAAACATCCTAGGCACTAATCCAAACAATGCTGATACGGATGGTGACGGCTTGTCGGATTACGAAGAACTGGAAACGCACGGAACCCAGCCAACATTGGTTGATTCAAATGGTGATGGTTTTGGTGATGGCGTCATTTATAACGCTGGGCTTAGCTTATCAACTGACTATAGCGCTCTTTCACAAGATTTGCTAGGTCGACAGAAAGACCTTAGAATTGGCTCAAAGATTTCTTCTGTTGCAGATGATATTGCCACTTTACAGGTCGTCTTGGAGGAGAGCGAAGATTTAGCTTCTTGGACGGAGCGGCAAACCATAGATGTAAGCGTTCCCATGCAAGACGGTGAAACAACAAAGTTTTTTAGGTACAAAATGGCAGATTAGTAATCTAAATTTGATACTTGATCCCGTGTGTGCCTGGGTAGGCACGCTAAGCCTTAGCAGGTGACACGCCAACAGATCGGCCTCAAAGACCCGCAAGAAGTGGATTGCTGAGTTTAATAGCTTCGGTTTTGCCAGATTCCTCAAGAATCTGGAAACACTCAACCACCCACATTGGCAACCGCACTTGGCTTTCCGATTTGGTCAATACCTTCAACCCTTCAAATATGCGGCCGCCTAAAATAGCCGGAGAAAGCATTTCGTAAATCTCAGCAGGTGAAGATTCAGCAGCCAGCACTTCGGCAATCTCTTTGACCTGCGCACGAACACATGCATTGCCTGCATAAATGATGGCTGCCAAAATGCGCTCAACTTCTTCTCTTGGCATCATTTCGCCTTTATCAATGCCAAGCTTCTTGATGTGTGCCTCTGATTCTCTAATGCACTTCTCAGTCTTCAGCAGCAAATCGTTCCAGTGCTTCACCTCATCGGCTAAGTCTGCCTTGGCTGCCACGTTCAATTGGTCAACGTAGTAATCCCGGAAGTCTTCCAGTGTCTTGCGGTCGGCTTCTTCGGCTGGTGCTGCCTTTTGTATGACATCAGTTGATGACTTGCGCTCAATTCGTTGAATGCTGTCTTTCAATTTCTTTGGCATTCTCTGCCGATTGATTCTCAGCCACTTGCACAACGCTTGATGATCAGCAAGTGGCGCACCTTGTTGCTTCCATCTGCTCACCATTAATTGGCTCACATTGAAAATGTCTGCAATTTTTTGCTGTGTCATACTAGTCTTTGATTTTTGGTTTTTGATTCGCGTTTAAAAAAAGCCTTAGTCATCTTACCCAAGTGGCTCGATTTTTTAAAAGATTCCTTAATGGGGGGGTGCAGTAAAGAATAGCCTTTCAACATGAAAGTGAAGGGCCTCAATTGATTTGATGTATAGCTGATGGTTGTTCGTGCTTTATAGTTTGTGGTAATGCGCTCCTCCTCCTCCCCCTTAAGGAAATCAATGATTCCGACGAGGAAGAGCCATATTGCGCTAATAAGCGCGCAAATGTCTCTCTGGATGCTCCGTTCGATAATTCCTAAGTAGTTAATACTTCCAACGTAGACGCAGTGTTTATGCGGCATAGATTGCTTGTCGGAAGTATTAGCGGCGCTCTTCCTAGGAAGCTCCCGACGAGCGCATATTTTAGTGATAATAAGCATTTTTTTGTCGTTTGCTGTTGCTCTCCATTTTTGTAATATTGACGCCGCCAATTTGCTTTATTCTGGCCTGCAAGGTCTTCTCAGACATGCCTAATTTAAGTTCTTCAAAGAACACTTTGTTCTCTTCGCCGACGGGAACTTTACTCAATAAATCATCGTCGTTCATCTTCTTTTTTGCACCCGGCTTGGCTGCCCTCGATGCGTCCAAGTCTTCAGACAGCACCCAGTGTGGGTAATCCCATCGAGCAACAAATGATGGCGTTGATTTGAATGAGCGCACCACACTGTCAACAATGTAACATCCCTCGTTCTCATGGCTGATGATCGAGATTAAACCATCCATTTCGCCGACAATTGATGACGCGCCACGGAATCGGTCAATGACATCCTTGCCAGCTTGCCCACCTTTGCCAAAGTGGTGAATCAATATTGGTGTGATGCCGTATTTGGCAATGATCTCATCCATCCATGACCCAATGACTTTCATGGCCGCGTTGTCGTTCTCATCTTCCGCGCTGTTGAATTTGTAAAGACAATCCAATATGACCACATCGTATTTGCTAGCGTCTATGGTTTTCAGAACTCTGCTTACCTCCTTAGTACTGCGCACATCATAATGCTTACGCAAACTTAGTGTAGATAAGTTGTTTGGCACATCCCAGTTACAGGCTGATGCGCAACGCTCATCCAATTCCCATTCATGTAGTTCAAAATCAACATACAAAACCCGTTGCGGTTCTGGTGCTGCCCACTGCAAGAATGGTTGCCCGGAAGCCATGCATGATGCCAATGACATGGCGAAGTGCGACTTGCCAGCCTTGGCAACGCCACTAATCAGCAGCTTTGATTTGGCATAAAGCAGCCCGTCAATGATCACATTTGGTCGCCTTGCCTTGGCTTCATCTGATGATCTTGGTCTGCCTTCATTGCCTTCCTTCACATTGAATGTTTGCCGCTCAACATTGTTGGCAATCAATTCCTTCAAGCCTTCAGTTGTCCAGCCTTCTGCCACTGTGTCTGCTGCATCCCAGCCTTCTGCCTTGTCGCTTGGCGCATCAATCAGATTGCCTTGTGTGATATCTTGCAATTGCTTTGCCGATTCTCGCCCCGGAGCATCATTGTCTGCCCAAATTGACACATTCCTGCCTTCCAGCACCGCCCAATCTGATTGGTTGATTGCCTTGCAGCCGCCAGCCCATGAAAGCACCACATGATCTGGCAATTTGGATGCCAATGCTTCTGCTGCCTTTTCACCTTCAACAATGACAACATCCGCGTTTGGCTTATTGTTTAGCAATTCGCCCCGATAAAGCGGTCTTGGCGCATTGAATGCCTGCCATCTCCATGTGCATCTCTCGGTTGTCTTGTGGCGCATCCAACTGCATTGGCTGATTGTCTTGCTGCCATCTGGCAAATCCCACCGCATGATCACGCCAACTGGCCGCCCTGCTGCGTCTGCGTATTTGTAAACAATGTCAGCCTTTCCATGCACCCAATGGTCTGGCACTGGCGTTTCTGGCTTGGTCAATGCATGTTCCCAATCTGATTCAGATGCCACTGGCTTGCGCTTGGTTGTCTTTGCCATGCGCACAATGTTGACTGCGCCCTGCAATTCACTGGCTGCTTCACCCTGTGTGAGATTGTTTGTTGCTGCATACAATGATATCAAGTCACCGCCCTTGTCTTCAGTTGCATGATCATACCATTGCCCTGTGCGTAGGTTGATTGACATTGAACTGCCCATTGAACCATCAATGCCGCCAATCCTGTATGAGCCACCCATGACCTTGCCTCCGGGCAGCCATGTGTGGCAATAGCTTTCCGCATTGCCGATCAACTTGGCGTTGATGTCATCAAAATCAATTGGGTTTCCAATGGGTTGATGTGTCAGCTTTTCATCTTCATCAGTAGCAATATATTTTGCCATGACTATTTGCTCCCCCGAATAACTGATTTACAAAGTGTTCGAATGTACGCTTGCTGCTCCACATATGACTTTTCCAGCCATGCGCTGACTCGATCGAGCAGGCGCATCGCGCTGCCAGAGAAGCCGCCTGCCTTGCCTTTGCGGTTGCTTGGTCGCTTTTTCATACTACGGGCCTCCTAGATGTTTGGTGTGAGGATCGAATCAATGCTTGATTGAAACACGCGGATAGACTTTGCGCACCCTGCGCGGAGTCGCTTTGTGATTAGTTCGCCACTGTCGGCCATCCGTTTGATGGTCTTTGTGCTGAGTCCTAATTGATTCGCTGCATCGGTATAAGTCACCAACCGT